GCACTTGCTAGGTCCATGATGATGAAAACAGTAGAAACATTTTTACCACATGCAGATAAATTAGTTTTGGCTGGATGTCCCGGGAATCATGGGGAAGTTTCTCGCACAAGTAAAGGCCAGGTATCTACAAGCAGACTAGATAATTCAGATACAATGCACATTCAAATATGTGAAGAGATAATGAAAGCTAATCCAGACAGATATAAAAAAGTCAAGGTCGTAGTTCCAGATGGATTTCATCAAGTAATGAAAATCAAATCTATTAGCTGTGCTTGGCTCCATGGCCACATGAGTGCTGGCTCGGGGAATGCAGAGGCAAAGATTGAGAATTGGTGGAAGGGCCAAATGTATGGAAAACTAGATACTAAAGATGTTTCAATACTTATCTCTGGTCATTATCATCACTTCCGTGCAAAACAACAGGGAGATAGAACCTGGTTTCAAAGTCCTAGTTTAGATAAGAGTATAGATTTTACAGAGAGAACTGGTAACTGGTCCCATCCTGGTGTACTTACCTTTACAGTAAATAAAAAAGGATGGGATAATCTAAAGATTCTTTAGTTACTTTTCTTCTGTTTTAGATTCTTTATTTTCTAAGAACATTGGATTAATTGGCAAGACAGCTTTTAATTCTTGTTTGCCTTTGTTCTGACCAGCATTATGTGTAATTATCACAGACTGAAACAGACCTCTGTTTTCTAATTCAGCTAGCAGTGTTACAATGTCTGCATCTTTGACTGATAAATCACTCATTAGAACGGTGCCTCCTTAAATTCTTTAAGAGAATACATAGCTACATTACCTTTGTGTCCATGATTCCAGTATGGATGTTCTTTACAGTATGCAGATTCAATACGATGGCCCATGTTTTTTAAGTCATGTATTCTTTGTGCATAATCTTTTATAAACAACTGAAGAAAATGTGTGCCACATACATAATCAAATCTACGTTCTCTTAATTTTTCTAATACTCTATGGTTATCGGTACCTTCCTTTGGTTCCTTAGCCTCTGTGAATAACATACCTTGCACCATTACTTGCTGCCGTCCTGCAATACCCAAGGTGAATCTTCTCTATTTATCCAATCATAAATATTACCCTTAGTTATTGTGCCGTCATTCAATGCCTTCTTTGCTTTTTCGTAAAGCTCAATGTCATTATCAGCTGCTCTGTTAAGAACCTCATTAAATGGTTTTAATTGTGCCTCGCTAGGTGGGTCTTGTTCCCAAGCTCCCGATGGTGGTCTTTGTCCCACTTGTTCCTCCTTTATTTCTTGTACGTCATCAAGATTCTCAATGATTTTATTTACAATAGGCTCATTGTTTTTTCTCTCTTCAAACGTATCTTCATTCTTGCTAATGTATTCATCAACAAAATCTAAAAATATTCTTATGTCAGCATCATCCCACAATTCAAGAGAATCTTTATTTGTTTTAATTTTGGTTCTATTAAAACAATCTTTGTAACATCTCTTGGCAAAGTTTTTATCTTCTTTACAACTAACAAATACCATTTCTTTTAGTTGAACTTCAGATATTCTTGGTTTAGAAGGGGATGTCCCAGTCTTTGGGTCCTGTAACTTTTTTACAGGGGTAGAACTGCCCTCCGAATAATGTTCTTCTTCCGTTACATCTCCGGTCCATAACTCTAGTCCTAGACCTATTCTCATGCAGCATCTCTTTATACCGTCTGAAACTGCTAGCTTTAGAATCTCTGATTCAGTTATGTTCCTGGCAATTTGATGTACATCAACGTCACCAACTTCAACAATAGTTTGGTCTGCATCTTTAAAATACAGTGTGCATCTTGCACCAACAATTGCGTTATCTTTATCCCTTATGATGTCATAAGAAAAATCATAACCTCCAGGTATCACATCAACTAAACGTTGTGTATATAAATGGTGTGGAACATACTTACCAAACTTACCTTTAGGCGCAGGCCTTACTACTTCCTTTGGGAAGTTTGCAGTTAATTTTTTTCTAACTTCCTTGTTCATATTTACCTTCCTGTACTTGTTTTACAATTGTATATACATGTTTACGTGATATGTCTGCAGCTGCAGCAATCTCTTGTATTCTCATCTTTGTATTTATACGAGAATTAAACAGCTTTACAATCATAAGATTTCTTGCTTTGATTTTATTCTTGATTTGTTTTGAATTAGATTTTAGTTCTTCTAATAACAAATCTTCATAGCTCGCTATTTGCTTTGCCATCGTCCTCTTCCTCTCTTTTTTATTTCTATTACTATATCCTCAACTGAATCTGTGAGTGCATGATGTATTCCTAAATCATTTAATAAGTCATTTAGAGTGTCGTCATCCAATGGAACAGACATGTGTTGATTCCTTCCGTTTTTTATTTACAAATATATGGGTTGATTTGTTGGTACGTTTACTGTCGGCTGCCCAAACAAGGTGCAAAGATGATTAACACAAACGTGCCTGGCATCTATCACCATGGTATGTTGGCCACACATCATACAAATGCTTGACAAACGTTACCTCCTTATACAATTGTTAGTAACTATTGTACACTACTTGTCCATATTTTTCATCTTTTTTTTGGCAAAACGGTAGCCCTTCCACGTGAGGAACTGATAGTAGGCCACTACTAAAGTGAACCCTACACCAACTGCTAACATGGTTAACAATATAAAGCCCTGCACACTGCACATAACTACACCTCCTCTCTATCTGTTACTGTAACTCTTCTGACAGTGGTCCTACCTTCTTCAAAGGCCTTGATATGTATTTGTGCCTCTGCATAGGTGTAACCCTGGCTCAAACAGAACCAAAGCTGCTGGATTATTTCTTTATCTGTCATAATTTTTTACCTTTGTTTATTAGTCTTTGATACCTGGCATATACTCTCTTGAATCTTCTTTTGGTTTGGTACTCTCCAATGATTCTTCCAGCAAGATATGCAACAACAACTGCTATCAGCTCAATCATTAGTGACCCCATCCAGCTGCTGTTTCGTGCATTGGTTTACCATTCCAAGGCACAGCACAACTGAAACTACGTGTTTTAAGATACCCATCTTGTGGTACCTTGGTAATTTCTTCTGAAGTATGTATTGATTCTCTGGGAACTACCAGCAATGCGCTTGTATAGTCAGCAACTGTTTCTTTACCAATCTTGACTACCTTGATAGATGCTTTGAGTTTTTTTGTAACTTTGTAAAACTCATTTTGTGTTTGGTCATAACCCCAGCTATCAACAAAAATATCTCCAACTTGTATTGAATCAAAGAACTCTTGCTTTTCTTTTTTCTTTTGTTCTTTGCGCTCTATCTTTAGTCTTGCAATATCTTCTAGCTTGCAGAAGTAATCCGAAATGTATTTATCCATTTGTTTCTTATCTCGGAATCTGTAATACCAATCGTATTTACTTCTCTTACCACTCCAGGCAACAGCGATTAGCCTATCTTCGTTCTTCAATACTAAGACTTCATCATCTGGAATCTTAGTAAGTGTTTGTTCAGCTTTTGTGAACTCTGGGTTATCTATGTGTTCTTGTTTCCAAGAATCATAGAACTCTTTGTTACTCATTGTTCTCCTTCCTTTTCTATATCATCAATCAACTCTGCCTTGCAATTGCTGCAATGCCAGTTTTTCTTTTGGCTCATTGTTTTCCTTCCTTCTCTTTTATTATACATACTCTGTGTAATATGGTAACACTTTTATAAACTTTTTTATACAAGGCCCGAACCTCCATTTCTGTATTCATTGCTGCCGTGAGAACCAGAACATTCTTCATGTGGTTGTTCGTAAATTAGGTAATGTAAATCTAGTGCTGATAGTGGTTCTTCATTTGATGGGAATGAAATGTTTTCTATCTCTGCTCTTGCCTCGTGCAGTGCTGGCATTCCAATCTCTCTGCAATCTTGTGATACATACATGAATGGTGGATTCAAAACTCCGTTTGCATCTATATCAAATCTGCTGTATGAATCTCTGTGCAATCCCATTATGATGCAGCCTCGTGCATTTTTTCTAGCTCTATCCAATGTGGCTCAAAGTTTGGCCAGTAATAATTTCTTATGTAATCTGCATGGTTCTCAAATCCTGGAAATCTTTTTTGAAACTCCTCTTCAGATAACATCCATTGTTCTTTTGCTAATTCAAACGGCTCGTGTACCTCGTCCTTGAAGGTCCACTCATTAAGTTCCTTGATTGTATATTCTTTGTAAACATACTTACCTTTTGTGACAACATGAGTTTTCTTTACGTACTCTTCAAAGTCCATACCGTCAACAACACCATCAACAGAACCATCAATATATTTTGCGCTGTTGCTGTCATCAAAGACTTTGTTTGTCTTTGTGTTTTTTAGAAAAGCATGGCCACCATAATGCAAACCACCTTTGAAAATATCTCTTAGCGCATGGACCACGACCCAATCTTTTTCTTCTGGCCACTTGTCATGGATTGCATTCCAAGCTGCTGGATAACAATTACCTGCACCCATTATATTTTTCCTTCCGTTGGTTGTATTTTTTCCATTTTGTAAATCACACCTTCCCATGATTCTGCTGTCTTGTAAGCATCTTCATAAGTTGTTGGTGCTGTAACTTTTATCTCTCCAGAATTATTCCAGAAAACAACTCTGTATAAATGAGTATTAAATGTTTTCTCACCCATTTGTTTTGCCATCATTACTTACCTTCCTTAACTATCACATAACCATTGTACACATTTGTGTAACTTATGTAGTCATTTTTTATATTTATTTTTTTCATGCTGCAACTTCCATGGCTGGCATCTTTTCTACTTGTAAATAGAAATCCAAATCATAATCGTTGTGAACATATTTTCTATGGACTTTGTTATCTATCATTCCATAAATATATTTTCTTGAATGTTTTTCTATCATGATTGGTCTTTTGTAAACATCTATTTCATCCCAGAATTTTTTTAATTCTTCTACAGTGCCTTCCTTTGACCATTCACCATTCGTCTTAGTAAATCCCGATTTTTCCAAAAAGGATTTTTTCTTACTGCCTAAGACTGGCTTGACTACAACCAGCTTTGCAATCTCTTTTGTCATTTTATTTTTTCCTTCCTTCCTTTATTTTTATTTAGCTGCCTTGACTGGCATCTATCTCATTCTTGAATTTCATCGTGTCACGTTCTGGGCCTGTGATTTGATAGACATCTCGCTTGACTTCATTGCCGAAAATATCAACCCAAACTATTTCATCTTTTGAATTTTTCATCTCACCCCCTTTATTTTCTCATTAACTTATTTACTGAATATCCGATAAACTTTTTAATGAATCTGGATTTTACGGATTCATAACCCGAAACTATTTCTAATTCAATGGCCCCAGCTGCTGCCATGAATTTAAGATTCTCTGCAGTTGCTACGGTACCGGCATAATCAAGGGCTACTACTGACAACTTCATGGCTCTGCTGCTTGTCTTATTTCTTCTGTAAACATTTAGTAAGCAGCTTGCCAATGAGTTTTCAACATAGACAAACTTAACGGCCAGACCAGCATCCAAACCATTCTTAATGTGATTCTGTACCTTGACCCAATCCTTCCCCCTATTATCAAATAAAACTGAATCGGCTTTGTATCTTGCTAAAAATGTTTCGGGGTCATTGTAATAACTGGCTAGTAAATCTTTACTTAACTGGCTGGCTGACGGATGCAGCTGCTCATTAGTTTCAGCATCTAAATCTTTAAATGAATTTAAAGCTAGCTTTATTTTATCTGGGTCAATCACGAATGAATTATCTCTGGCCGCAAACTTTTCTGCGCGGCTGGATTTACCGGAACCAGATGCCCCGATTACAAACGTAATTTTTCTTTGCTCAATTTTCATATACTTTATTATAGGCATACTTTTGTAACTAATGGTAACAATTTATAAAAAATATTATTTTTATGTAACCTTCTTTATTTCTTGCAGTCTGTTACTTTTGTACTCTTCATATATAAATTACTAGTGACAAGTTTTCTGATTAGATTGCTATCAATCCGTTTCAATCTAGGCCATGCCATATTCATTTTTAAAAAAAATATAGGGGTAATTTTGCAGCTGCTTTTATATGCAGTAAAACTAGGCTTTTTTTTCTAAAAGGCTTATTTTATTGACGTGCTTGCGCAACATAATATACCTTATAGGACAAACAAACGGGAATGTAAATTTGCGTGATGGGTATTCGTATTCGTAACAACATATTGTGTTATTGCCAATTTAATACTATATAATGTGTATCTGTAAAGATATACTATATCTTGTGTCTGTTAATTGTTTTTGTAGATAAACTACACACATTAGGAGAACTATCACAATAAAAGTTAGTATCATTTATTGATTTAAGTTTTCTTTTACATTCTTTGCATCTCATGAATAATGTAATTTTATAGGGGGTCATTTTGAATATAGCGGGCTATTTTTTTTTATATTTTTTATTTTGAACTAGGATGTTTTGCTAGACCTTGGGTACCTTACTTGTCTTTCTAGTTGGTCATGCTGGCTGCATGGTAAGGCTTTTGTACTCCCGATGTCCCCTTTACCTGTATCTTGCTACTATCTCCATGTTGTTTGTGCGATTAAACTCTACTAGAAATTTTCCTAACTTACAATTCAGAGAAAAAAAATTTTTTTTTAGCCCAGGGGTTTTTGTTTTGTTTCATCAACATACTTGCCTTTGATTCTTGGATAAGATTTAGGTTTGTGTTTATAACAATATTTGTATTTATTATATTGAGATAAAATAGTAGTGCATGCAGAATCAACGCAGGTCCGATTCTTTTGGTACTGCGCATTCCGTTTGGAATTAGGGTACTTGTTACCCGAAATGTATTCTGCCATAATATTATTATAGATAGGAGAAACAATGCCATATCATAAAAAAGGCAAGAAGAAAAAAAAGAAAAAAGGAATGTAACGACATTGGCTGAATATCAAGGAATGAAGGTTAAGCTAAATAGTCCTACGGCTATTAGAAAAGGCGAACCAGGTTACGGAAGAAAATCTAAAAAAGTTTTTGTCATGAGTAATGGCAAAGTCAAGAAGATTATGTTCGGTGACCCTAACATGCCAGTTAGAAAAAATAATCCAAAAGCACGTGCATCATTTCGTGCCAGGCACAAATGTAGTACAGCAAAAGATAAGACAACAGCTCGTTACTGGGCTTGTAAAGATTGGTAAAGGAGAAATATGCCTAAAGGTAAAAAAGGTTATTCTGCAAAGCAAATGAAGATTGCACGAATAGCACCACCTAGAAATAAAATTACTGCAGCAGATTTTGCAGCATTAAGAAAAAAGAATAACGGAAAATAAAATAATGGGTGCAGGAACAAAACATTATTTCAAGACTGGTAAAGAGTACAAGGGCAAAGTTCATAAGATGAATGGTCAAATTCATACTGGAGCTAAACACTCTAAATCATCAAAACAAGTAGTGCATTATGGAAAATTATCTAAGGCTGCAAAAGCAAAAGCTAGAGAGAGTTGGAAATAATGGCTATACCAGCTAGTGCAAAAACAGCATTACAGAAAAAAGCAAAATCAAGTGGCATATCTTATGGCACATTGGCAAAAGTTTATAGAAGAGGTCAAGCTGCTTATATGAGTTCTGGTTCAAGACCAGGTACAAGTATGGGTGCTTGGGCCATGGGAAGAGTAAATAGTTTTATACGTGGTTCTAAAAAACACGATAAAGATTTAAGGTAATGGCTAAAAGAACACAACCTTATAGATTTGGTGTACCAGCAAAATATTTAGCAGGTTTATCTGATGCAGCTGCAAGAAAACGTGCAGCAGAAATAAAACGTACTGCAAAAAAATATAAAGCAGGTAAAAAAGTAAATATAAAAAAAGTACAGAAATCAAGAGTAGCTGACAAGAAAAAAAAGAAAAAATGATTCTTGATACATTCATCTTAGATGACTTAGATGACGAATTGACGCAAGAAGAAATAGATAACTACAATGGCAAATCTTAAAACAGTTAAGTGTCCACATTGTGGTGATAAATTTAAACAAGCACATGGCAGACAAAAGTATTGCAAAATACAATGTACTAAAGCTGCAAACGCCAGGACACGAACTGCAGAAAAAAAAGAACAAGAAAAATTACAAACACCTAACAACAGAGCGAACCGTGGAGAACATTATTTATATTTTGTAGAGAATTATGCAGAAGAGATTGACGAAGGTTTACTTACACAAAAATTTGTAGCAGAAGATATAGGAGTTGACCAGAGTGTTGTAGCAAGGATGATGCTTGCTTACAAAGAAGATAAAGCAAAACTTGCAGCAAGAGAAAACTGGGATATACCGGAAGAGGCTAAAGATTCTTTAAAATCTTTTAAAAAATTTAGAGATAGATACTTCTTAACAGAAACTGGGCAACAATACGAAACAGCTAAGTTTCACAAAAACTGGATAAAAAATATTCTAAAAGCTATTGACAAAGGTGAACAGCTTATGATTCTATCACCACCACGACACGGTAAAACAGATTTACTTACACACTTTGCTGTATGGCAGATATGTCAAAATCCAAACATAAGGGTTATGTGGGTAGGTGGTAATGAAGATATTGCAAAAAACTCTGTAGGTGCAGTGCTTGACCATTTAGAGAATAACGAAAAACTAATAGAAGATTTTTGTGGACCAGGAGAAACTTTTAAACCAAAAAGCAGAACAGGTAAAACTTGGAGTTCTGGACAATTTACTGTAAAAACTAGAACCGTAACTGGTATCAAATCACCGACTATGGTGGCTGTAGGCAAAGGTGGCAAGATACTATCACGTGACTGTGATTTAATTATTGCAGATGATATTGAGGACCACGGTACAACTGTGCAGCCTAGTTCACGTGAACAAACAAAACGATGGTGGACTACAACATTGTCATCACGTAAAGAGGAACATACAGCAATTGTTGTCATAGGTTCAAGACAACATCCAGATGATTTGTATAACTCTTTGATTGACAATGATGAATGGGAGAAAATAGTAGAATCAGCTCATAGCTTAGATATTCCTATTGATAGTGGTGAACCAAAAGACCATACAAAACACATGTTATGGTCATCAAAAAGAAGTTATAAGTGGCTCATGGCACAAAGGAGAAATGCCGAAACAACAGGTGGTCTTGCGATATTTGAAATGGTTTACTTAAACAGACCTTTTTCAGAAGGTTTACAAATGTTTAAAGTAGATTCTTTAGATGCAGCAAGAGATGATTCAAGAATAGTTGGACACGTACCACCTAGAACAAGATTAATTGCTGGTCTTGACCCAGCTGCTACGGGTTACCAGGCAGCATTTTTATGGGCATACGATGTAGAAAATGGCAAACTTTACATGGTAGATATAGAAAATAAAAAAGGTGGTGGTATTCCACAAGCATTTAAGACGATAAAAGAATGGCACAGTAAATATCAATGTTCACATTGGATAATTGAAGAGAATGGATTTCAACGTGCAATTAGACAAGATAGAGAATTAAAAGAATGGAGTTCATCACGTGGCATACATTTAGAGGGACATCAAACACAAAAAAATAAATTTGACCCATATTTCGGTGTCGGGTCCATGAGTGAACTATTTGACAAAGGCCTTGTAAATCTTCCTTATGGTAATGCAGATTCACAAAATAAGAGTAATATATATCGTAGGCAGCTTTTGTATTTTTCAAATGCTGCTAACAAGGCAAGTAGCAAAGGATATAAGTCGGATATAGTTATGGCAAGTTGGTTTCCAATAAAAATTGTAAGAAGGTTACAAAAAGAATTTATTGCAGAAATGGGATATGATTACAACCCTAGCTTTGGAAACATGAACATAAGTTCTATGAATACGGCACCATGGTAAAAATATGAATACAGCAGAATTACAAAACAGAATAACGCAGCTACATTACGACAATCAAGATAATCATAGTTCACGTGGACGTATTCGTTCTATTATGAATGGTGGTCCTTCTGGATTACTTGCTTTATTAGGTGACCAGATAAAAGGTTTTGAAGAATGGCAAGTACCTATGCCGAACCTTATGATGTCTGGACTTGAACATCTAGCACAAAAAATAGGAAGAATACCAAACTTAAAAGTAGATGTACCAAACAATAAAGATTCTGAACGTGCAAGAAAAAGAGCAGATAAAATAGCAAGAATTGTTACAGCTTACGATGATGTACAAAGATTAGATTTACAAATGCCACAAGTTGGTAGATGGTTACCAGGCTATGGTTTTGCAGTTTGGATTATAAAAGAAAAAAAAGGCCCAGATGGAACACCTTATCCTTGTGCAGAATTACGTGACCCTTATAACTGTTTTCCTGGTTACTTTGGTGCAGACCAAATGCCAAAAGAAATGTCTATTGTAAGACGTGTTCCTAAAGAATCTTTAGCAAAAATATATCCACAATTTGAAAAAGAACTTAAAAAAGGTTACAGCACAGTTAATGTTGCTAGTGGTTACGCATCAGCATATCAAGATGCTTACAATGGTTCTTGGGCAAACTCAAATAATCAAGGTGACTTAGTATCTGAATATTACAATGAAGAAGGTACATACATTTACCACATGTCATCAAGCACAATATTAGATTTTATTCCTAATCCTTTACAAAGTGGACCAGCTTTTGTTGTTGCAAAGAAATTTTCTTTTGACCAGATGCAAGGTCAATATGACCAGATTATTGGATTGATGGCATCAATGGCAAAGATAAATGTTATGTCAATAATTGCTATGGAAGATGCTGTATTTACAGAAACAAACATTACTGGTGAATTAGAATCTGGACAATATAAAAAAGGCAGATTTGCAGTAAACTATTTTTCTCCAGGTAGTTCTGTATCAAAACCAGCATCTAATATTCCTTATCAAATTTTTCAACAAATAGATAGAATAGAACGTCAGTTACGTGTTGGTGCATCTTATCCAGCACAAGATGATTCGCAATCACCATTAAGTTTTGCAACAGGTAGAGGATTAGAAGAATTAGGTGCATCTATGTCATTGATGATTAGAGAATATCACACAGTATTAGCAGATGCAGTTGAACAGATTGATTCTAAAAGACTTGAATGGGATGAAAACATGTACGGTGGTAGAAACAAAGAACTATCTGGATATTATAACAATGAGTTCTTTTCTGAAAAGTATGACCCTAAGACAGATGTAAACGGTGCATATAAAACAAGACGTGTTTATGGTGCTATGGCTGGTTACGATGAACCACAGAAGATTGTAACAGGGCTGCAACTTCTTAGTTCTGGTGTTATTGACACACAAACATTACAAGAAAACTTAGACGGATTAGATAACCTAGCTATGGTTAATGAGAGAATTACAAGAGAAAAAATGGATAAAGTATTAGAAGATACTTTACTACAACAAGCAGCTGGTGGTGACCAAAAAGCTATTATGGCTGTTGTGCAAATTAGAAAAAATCCAGGTAATATGCAGAACATCTTAGATAAATTTTTTACAGCAGAAAAACCCGACATACCAGAGCCAGAGGCTCAATTATTAGAAGGTCAAGGTCCCACCACCACGGGACCTGCGCCTTCTATACAACAAGTATTAGGAATAGGATGAAAGATATAAATAAACAATTTGCTGATATAGTTTGGAACTCTTTAGAAGATGTTGACGAACTAGGTGACGATATATTATTAGAGAGTGATTTATTTGAACCTAGATTATTTCATAATAGATTACCAACTATAGATTTACCTAATGGATATTTAATTATTAGTCAAACTTTTATATTTGATGATGAAGGAGAAGATAATGGCAACGAGGATAAATAAAAGAAATTCAGCTGTAAAGCCAGCATCTAATAATTATATTGACCAAACAAGAATGACTTATGGAGAAAAAGAACCCCTAAAAGCACTTAATAGTGAAGTACAAAATTTAAATCTATCAGAAGAATTACCACTTCCAGCACCAGCACCAACTGCAGCTGCAAGTGTCTTTGAACCTACTAATCAACCATTAAGACCAGTAGAAGATGGTTTAGATTTTGGTCCAGGTGTTGGTTCACAAGAACCGATTGACACTACAGAATCTTTAATACAAAAATTTTATGACTTAACAGGTGACCCACTTCTAGCACAATTACTAAAGGGGTAACATGTCATACAGCACTTTTGACGCATCATCGTTTCAAGATGATTCAGAAACAAAAAGAGCTATAAGTAAAGCTGTAGCACCTAGTTCAGTCAATCAAGAACAAGCTAACCTTGCATCAGCAATAATCAAACGTTATCCAACAATTAGTAAAGGTTCTTTAGTAGGTGCAGTAAAACTAGGTATAGCAGAAGATGACCCAAGATTAGGTCAGATAGTAATGAAGGAATCTGTTTTAAAAGAAGAAAATGGATTTGAAAAACTAAAAGATGCTACACGTAGAGCAGTAAGAGGTGCTTTTATAGGATTCCAAAACTTATGGGAAAGTGGTGCGCCAAGAGGTGTTAGATATTTAGAAGGCAGACAACAAGGACTTACACATGATGAGGCTGCTAAATTAAGTAAAGCAACTTTGTTAGGTGAAATAGATTCTGCTAAAGCTGCAGGAAAAGATTTAGATTTAGGTGAAGGATGGTTCTTAGGTACAACAGACCCAACACAAACTGATGAATATAAAAATTTATTAGCTGCAGGTGTTGACCCGTTAGCTGCAAGAGAGTTTGTAAGAGATAATATTTTAGGTGTACAAATATACGAAGAACAAAAGAAAAAAGCAAATCAAATACAATTTGTTGGTGAACGTGCAGAAAAATTTAGAGCTGCTGGATTAGAACCTACAGTTACAATTGGAAGATATTTATTTAAGCCTATTGATGAAATAATAGAACCAGGCACAAAAGCATATAATTACATGACTGGAGCAATAGATATTATTGCACAGATATTTGCTGACCCAGTAGCATTACTTGGTTTTGGTGTTGGTAAACTTGGAAAATCTAAATCTACATTTGTAGAATTAAATAATCTAAGTAAATCAGCTAAGATTTTTGAAAACACTGGTTTATTACAAGGTGCAAGAAAAAGTATATTTGGTCCTACTACACAAGAGTTTTTAGCTGGTAAAGCTGGTGTAGGATTTAAAAAATTTCTATATGAAAACTCTACATCTGACATTATTGCTGCATCTAAAAATAATATTGATGATTTTAAATTTTATGATGAGTTAGAAAAATTTAAAGTTAAAAATAAAGGTAAGTCTTTTGAAGAAATAGATGCAGACTTTACAGAAAATCTTGTAAAGAAAAATCTATTGCTAGAGGCTACAGCAGGTAATGTTCCAACCGTCAGAAAAAAAGGTAATCGTTTAACAAAAATGTTAGAAAGAACATACGGTAACAGATTAGTTACTGAAAACAAAGATGACGCTTTTGTTAAATTAAATAGATTTATTAGATTAGCTACATCAGAAATGGATAAAGGACAACAAGCTGCAATAAGAACTAAGTTTATGTCTGCATCTATAAAAGCACTTAATGATGCAGATGCACCTACAGCAACTGCTAGATTAGTAAATGATTTCATTAGAAGAGATTTTAAACCACAAGTTGTTAAGGCTTTAGGTGGTAAAGAAAATCTTACAAAGTTTCAACAAAATCTTGTTGATAGTGGACTAGAGGTACAAGCTAAATTTATTTCTGGTGCAAGAAAAGAAAAAGGTATTGTAAGAAGTTATGCAATAGAATCAACTGGAGATAACCTACCATTGACAGATGTTCTTAAAAAATTACAAGGTGGCAAGTTAGATGGAGTTGATGAACTTGTTGACCCAGTTACAGCTGTGCAACTTGCAGACGAAATATTTTTACCAAACACAAGAGATGTAATCAGAGCTGCAAAAACACTAGATAAAAAATTTGGAAAAATTGGAAGTAAGATTGCTGCAAACAGTGGTGCAGAAACAGTAACAAGATTTATGGATTGGTATTATGGTGCATTGTTTAAACCTCTTGTTCTTTTAAGACCAGCATGGACAGTACGTGTGATTTTAGAAGAACAACTAAGAATGATGGCATCTGGTGTAACAAATGTTATTACACATCCAGCACAAATGATTGCAAGAGTTATAGGTAAAGAAAAAGAATCTGGTAAAACTTTATTAGGCAGCTTTGAGGATAATGCAAGTTTTATTGATGTAACTTTAAATGGTGCAGGTACACCTAGTGCAATAAGAAGAGGTTACGGTGCAACAGGTGAATTTACCACTGTTACCAGGTCAGAAAATGTAAGAGCTTGGGGTGAGGCATCATTTAGAAACTTTATGCAACATAAGTTTGACCCACTGTCAAGAAGGCTTGCACAAGCACAGTTACAACCTACAGCTGCAAAAAGAAGTGCTGAACTTAGAAAAATTATAAAAGAAACTCAAACACCAGGTAATGTTTTAAATAACCATGTTAGAAAAGTTACTGGTGCAAAAGGTCATGCTTTTAACGGTGCAGGTTTTTCTAGTAGTCCAGGAGCTGCAAAAGCAGAAGAGTTTGTTCATTATGTAAATGCTGCAGTTGCACAAGCTACTGGTGGTAAAGTTGCAACTACTACAGCTAAAGCTGGTACACCTAGAGCTGCAAGAAACTGGATTGATGAAAATGGTAATGAAGATTTATTAAAAGCATTAGCAGATGAAGATTTAACAGCACAAGAACTTGTAGGTCTTAAAAATGTAGATATGAAAAAATATTGGGCTGGTCAACTTAAAGAACAGGAATATACATCAATAACAACACAACTTAGAAAAAATCAAGAAAAGATAAAAAAAGATTTTATAAAAAAATATAAAAAAGTTTTACCAGAATCTGCAAGAGGAGAACTTAAAAATTCTATATCAAGACAAACAAGAATACTTGATGACTATGTAGATATGGCATTTAATTTATTTATGACAATGCCAACAAAAACAATGTCAAGAGCGCCAACATTCAAAAAACATTACTGGGAAAAAGTAGGAGAGTTTGGTCAACATCTAAATGCACCAACACTTAGAAAAGTTGTAAAACAAGCAGAAGAGGCAGGACTTGCAAATGGTACTGCTTTAGAAAAAAAAGTATTAAAACAACTGCAAAGTTATGAAGGTGTAAGAGGTGGTGTAAGTGGTGTAGAACTTGTAGATAAATTAGCATCATCACATGCACTTACGCAAACAAAAAAATTACTTTATGATGTAACAACTAAAACAAGACTTGGTAATGCTACAAGAGCTATCTTCCCATTCGGTGAGGCATACTTAGAAATATTTACAACATGGGCAAGATTACTTAAATCAGAAGGTCTAAGACCTTTACGAAGAGTACAACAAGTAGTGCAGTCTGGTCGTGAACCAAATCCTATTTTTGATGATGAAGGTCAAAAAGGATTCTTTTACAAAGACCCTAACACTGGTGAAGAGTTGTTTGGATATCCAGGAGAAGGATTACTTAAAAAATTTATGTTCAAAGATTTAGAAGAAAACGGTGTAAAAGTTAATTTACCAGTATTTGCACAATCACTAAACATAGCAGGTAATATTGTGCCAGGATTCGGTCCAACAATAACCGTACCTATGGCTGTTATAAATAAACAATTTAATTTATTAAGACCAGGTAAATGGGAAGAAACATTATTCTTTGGTGATTTTTCTCCACCAAGAGTAGAAAATATAGGTGAGCTTTTAGGTTCAACAATTCCAGAACCATCATGGTTAAAAAAATTAAGAACAGCTTATGAAATTGGTGGTGCAGAGGCTAAAAGACAATTCTCTAATACCACTATTGATGTTTATAAAGCATTGTTATATGCAGGACAAATAGAAGATAATACACCAGAAGGTGCAAGTGCAGGTATTGAATTAGCATCTGATTATGCAAGAAAAATATTTATCATAAGGTCAATTGCACAAGCTATTGGACCAGCTGGACCAGTTGCACCTAAATATGAAATATCTGACCAAACAGGTACCTTTTATTTATTTGAAACATTAGCGCAAGAGTATTGGAATATTCAGAATGCTGTACAAGATTCAACTACAGCTGTACAAGTATTCACTGATAGATTTGGTTTTGACCCAGTAGCTATGGCAACTGGTAGAACATTTACTGTTAAGAAAAGACCGGTAACACAAGATGGTGCTGTATGGGAAAGAAAAAATCCAGAACTTGTAGAAAAATTTGATTTGACTTACGCATTTTTGATTGACGAAACAGATTCTGAATTTTTATATGAACAATATTATGCACAGCTTTTAAGTGGTGATAGAGTTCCAAAGACTGCTGAACAATGGGTACAATCAAAAAATATTCTGTTAGGTAATTTAGAATATGAGGCATTTCTTAAAAAGAATAATCTTTTAAATAAAAATGACAAAGTATCAATACAAGCTAAGAGAAATAAAAAAGCAGAGATAGCTATGAGATATCCAGGATATGGTAGAAGTATTGATTACACTCCTACTAAACCAGAGATAGATGATTTGATTGATGAGTTATACACATGGATTAATCCAACAACTTATGTATTAGACCCAAGACTTGCTGGCAATCCAGCAGCAGAAGGATTAAAAGAATATCTTATGTTGAGAGATAAAGTTATTGCAGATACAAAAAAACTACCAGGTGGTTATACAGATACATCGTTTAGACGTGCAAGTAAACTAGCACCTTATAGGACCTTGTTAAGAGATAAGATAAAGGCTATATTGGTTACAAAGCCAGAATTTGCTCCGTTAGCAAAAGAAATATTTGAAAGAGAATTACGTGAGGCAGAAGAGGATATAGAATTATTAAAGGGACTATATGACAGTTGATGAATTTTTTAACAGAGTAGAGAAATTAATTACACAAATTAATGATGATGCTACATTAGGTACAAATAAAATAGGAATTACAGCAGACCAAAGACTAGATATTTTAAATGCTAATACTATTGAAGAGGCAATAACATTTTTACTTGCATACAACATACCTCAATATGTTGTAGATTTTGCTATATCTGGACAAGATTTAGCTGGTATTACATCAGATGATGCAGCTGTTGCAGCAGCAAGAGAACAAACTGGATTGTTTGGAAACACAGATGCTTACATTGGAGTGCCAGCAACATACGTACCACCAAGAGAAGGTGCTACAGATTTTTATACACAAAATGATTTGGTAAATTTATTTGCTGGTATTGGAGATGAACAGATTGCTGGAATACAAGCAGACTTAATAAATGCAAGATTACTTAGTGTAGGTGATGGATTTTTACCAGGAGAATGGGACACACCAACACAAAATGCTTTTGAACGTGTACTTGAAAGAGCTAATTTAGGTGGTGTTACAGAAATAGAAAAACAAAATGGTTCAGCATGGAGAAATGTTTTAAAAGAATTTGTTGCTAATCCAGTGCCTATAATGCCAGATACAGAGGTGTTTTTACCACAAGACCCAGCAGAGAATGCACAAACAGTTAAGAATCTTTATGCAAGAGAACTTAACCGTGACCCTTCTGCTTATGAAATAAAGTTATTATCAAATGAATTATATAAACAAGCAGAGGCAGCTTATAAGCAATCAGAAGAATTAGGACAAGTTGCACAAGCACAACCAGCTTTTACTGGTGATGATTTGTTACAAGGTCAATACGGTAATTATGCAGCAGAAAATGTACAACAAGCCATTGATGAACAGGGACTTACACAAATAAACCCAGCAAGTAGAATGAAAGAAAAGTTTGATAGGATTACTGAAAATGAAAAAGCAAGGTTAGGAGAAAATTATTCTGCAAGGAACACTAGGACTTCTATTCTTCGTAGCATCGCTGGGAGGCCAAACTAGCATGTCACAAGAATTAGTAGCTTTTATGGAATCAATTAAAAGCCAGGAAAATGCTGGTGGAGATTACTTATTGGAACATAAACCAACAGTTATAAAAGGTTATGACGGTAATCCAGTACAAGTCCAGGCATTAGGTGCTTATGGAATACTAGATATTAACTGGGATAAGTGGGCAGAACAAGCAGGTTACAAAGGTGCAGATTGGAGAGTTCCAGAAATGCAAGATATTGTGGCTGCATATAAGTTTACAGAATATTACAACACTTACGGTAGTTGGGATTTGGTAGCTGTTGCATGGTATGCAGGACCAGGTACAGCAAATAAAGCAAAAGAATTAGGTCTTGATTCAGTTGGTAATATAGAAAACCTAGAGAGTTTTGGACCAAATGTGTCTGAATATGTAAATAGTGTCATGGATAAGTATGAAAAAGTATTGGAAACTGCAAGTAACGATACTGTTGATTCTTATGTAAGTCAAACTTCTACACAAACTGTAACACCAAATATACAAACTCAATCAGATGGTATGACACCAGAACAAAACAAATTTGAAAAATATGCAGCTGATATGCTTAGAGCTTTAGTTCCAGATACATCTTCTGACTTTGCATCACAAGTTCCAAAACAAGCTGGTTCTATGGAGGCTGCAAAAATAAAAACAGACATCCGTAGAGAAGAGATGAATGCAGAATGAAATATAATTTAGATGGACAAAGAGGTCCTGCAGGAGAAATAAACCCAGATAACTTAGCAGCTGGACCTTATATTTATGATTCTCCACCTGGATTAGGTGATAACAAAGGGTTAACATCAGATAAAAAACCTGTTGACCCAGAACAACATAAAACAAAACAAACAGGAGAACCACTAAAAGGTAATGCTTTTGATGTTATAAAAGATTCTTTAAATAATTTAAACGATATAAGTGATAATCCAGTTATTAAAAGTTTAAATTTTACTCCATCGCAAAGATTCAATTTAGGACAAAAACTAGGAGTATCTGGAAATGATATTAAAAAAGCACAACAAGGACCTATTATTGGACAAAGAAGAAATCCATTTAGACTAGGGGAAGGTCTTGACCCAATATCTCAATTACAATTTGAAACAGATTTTATAAAAAATTATGTGCAAATAAGAAAAGAAAATAAAAAAAGTACAGTTGATACTAGAACACTTGAACAAAAAGAAACAGATTATATAAAACATTACGTTGCTACAGGAGAATTATTACCAGTAGATTTTAAAGAAGAAAATATTACTATGGCTGATTTATCTGGTGATATAAATTATGTTGAACAATTAAATAATGAATCTAATAAAATCAAAGAATTTATTGATAACAAAGTAGATAACAGTGGTAATAAAAATAATAATGAAATTGTTGATGATGTTGTTAATGAATCTAGTGCAACTGCTACTGGTGATGCTGGACAAACAGAAGAACCTACAGGTGGAACTACAATCACAGGAGAACCAGGTAGAAATATAAATTCAAATAAAAATCAATTTAATAATATTCCAGAGGGTGCAGATTTAGTTGAGGTAGAAGGACAGCTTTATTTACGTTATGCAGTGCCAGGAGCAGGTGAATTGTATCAAGGTAGTACAATATTCTTGTATTACACAGTAAAAGATAATGACCCAATAAAAGCTGGATTTGTAACACCAGGAGCAGATTACTTTATTAATGCTATTTTAACTTCAGAGGATTTAGATTTAACTGGATTAGTAGCTGGTAACAGTGCAGACTTACCAGGTAATGACCCAAGAACTGGACAAGCGCCACATCCATTTACATCATTTGCAGAAACTCTAGCACAAGAGGCTACAATACAACCTTGGTTACTAGACCCAGATTCAGTAGCACTTATTGCAGAGGCAGCATTAGAAGATAGAGATGTAACTGTTGCAGAATGGGCAGGAACTAATTGGTATAAAACACACACAGATACAGAACGTGATTGGTTATTGTTTTATCACAGGGACCCAATATCTGCTAATCAAAAAGCTAATGATTATAAAATACAAATTGCATCGGCACTAAGAGCTGCTGGTGTTTCTGGTGGATATGATTCAGAAACTAATCAAGAGTTAGCTGCACCAGACGCATTATCACAATGGATTGCAAACAAATGGGTTACTGGTCAATGGTCAGAATCTTATACAACAGAACAATTAGCTTTATTTGCAGACCCATTTAGAAGTGGTACAAGAGATGCAGACTTTACAACTTATATAAGCACTGCTGGTCTTGGTGGATTAAACAGAAGTGCAGAACAAGAAGATAGAATAAGACAGCTTTATACTCAATATCTTGGTCCAGTGTTTGGTAAATTGACAGATGCAGAAACTGCAGAAAAAGCTGGTAGGTTACGTAACAATCCAGATTATGAATCTGCTTTGATTGAAAGTTTAAAGACAAGTAGAGTTGCAATATTCCCTAAATACACAAATCCAGAATTAACGTATGATGATATTGCTGCACCATGGAGAGGATTGACAAGACAAACATGGGGACAAGAGGCTGATGAAACACAAGGATGGTGGCAAGATATGGTAGCATCAAACAATTATGAAGAAGGACAACAGTTGTTAAGAACTAAAGGTTTAGAACAAAATATTTCAAAAGTAAATATTGAGGCTACACAAGCATTGACAGATGCACTTGGTGGTGCAGCTGGTTCAGTAGAGAGTAGCTTTGGAGTAAATCAATAATGGCTACTTACTTAGAAGAGGCACAAGCATTATATCCTAATTTATCAGCAACACTTTTAAATCTGTTTGCACAAGAATGGGCTAAGTCTGGTAATCCAGTTACTGCAATACAAGAGGTAAGACAAACAGATGAATATAAAACAGAGTTCCCAGGTAACTACAATCCATCAACTGGTCAAGTTAGATATAACGAAAATACATACAAGGCTTTAGAACGTTCTTACATTGGAACACTCCAGGAGTATGGAATACCAGAACAAACATCAAGAGTATTGTTGGCAGATAGATTTGTTAATTTATTAGAAGGAGAAGTATCTGCAAGAGAGTTTCAACAAAGAGTTAGCGCAGCTTATGAGGGAATTGTAGATAACATTCAAGGAGTACAAAACTTCTTTTCTAGTAATTACAATGTTGACTTAACACCAGAGGCTATATTTATGGGTGCATTGGACCCGTCAATAGGTGAAGAATTAATACAAGGTAGAATCACAGCAGCACAAATTGGTGGTGAGGCAGCAAGAGCTGGCTTTACAATTACAAGAACAGAGGCAGAGAATCTAAGAGCTGCTGGATTAACACAACAACAAGCAAGACAATTGTACAGTGCAGCACAAAGAGATTTACCAAGACTTATAGAAGTTCAACAAAGAGTTGAACCAGATGCAGAAGAATTATCATTAGAACAATTTACACAAGCTGTTGTATTTCAAGATGCAGATGTTCTTGAAAATATCAGCAGATTAGAGGCAGAAGAATCTTCATTGTTTGCACCAGTCGGTGGTGCTGCTAGACGAGGTTCAAGAGTGACTGGACTTCAACAAGAATAGCAAAAACCCCAACAGCCAATTGAGCTAAACTGTTAGGGCTTTGCATATTTAATTATAATATTTTGATATATTTAAAAATAGTTTATACTAAATTTATTGGATTACTTTTCTGGCAACAGAAGAGATATACCTTCCTTTCGTGATTACGTACTAAAAATAGTGGGTGTAAAAACCCACTATTTTATTTTTATAGGTTATAATAAAATTATCGCATTGTGGACGTCTGCGAATATAAATGGATGCTACAACTTCCGATTCACCTCGGGGTGTGAATTGTGTATCAAATTCCCTGTATTCAATAGTCAGAAGTGGCTGGCAATTCTCATTGTTGTTAATTAAAATTTGTCGCCTATCCCGTCATAATCCCAAGGATGATGGAGTTTTAGTAATACTTGGAGTAGGAGAAAAAAATGGTAAATGAAGAAAATATGGAAAACATAGAAGAAGAACAAGTACAAGAAGATAGTAATGCTATCAAGAACTTGCGAGAGCGAGTTAAAGAACTTGAAGTAGTAGAAAAAGAATATAAGTCTGTAAAGATGGATTCTGCTATCAAAGATGCTGGCTTTGACCCAGATTCTGGGCAGGGTAAAGCATTAAAAGATTTGTACAAAGGCGAACTAAAAGCTGATGCTATACAGCAATTTGCCCAGGAACAATACGGATGGACCTCAGAAAGTCCTACCGAACCTGGACCAGAAGATGCACAAAAAGCAAGGGTAGTTAGTAGTCAACAAAATTTGGACGATATGATTGACGATTCAATACCTGTAGAACCAATTGCCTTAGATGACCAAATAACGCAAGCGCAAGCTGATGGTGATTGGCAAACAAGTTCTAATCTCAAAGCAGAACAATTAAGAAAATTAACCCAAAAATAGTAAAGGAGATTTAACATGGGGGCAGTAAGCGGCTTAGGTGATTCTTATGATTTACCTAATTTCGTGGGTGAGTTATTTAATATAACTCCAAATGATACACCATTCCTTTCTGCTATTGGTGGAATGACAGGAGGTAAATCAGTTACCTCTAAGCAGTTCACCTGGCAAACAGTTGATAATGCAACAGCAGCTCAAACAGTAGTTGTTGAAGGTGCAGATGCAACTTTCGCAGAGAGAACAAGAAGTCAAGTTGTAAACGTGACACAAATTATGCAATATGGTGTAAACGTATCATACACAAAACAAGCAGCAACAGGAAACATCAGTGGTGAATCTATACTTGGAAATCAACCAGTTCAAGATGAATTGGCTTTCCAATTAGATATGGCTATGAAGAGAGCAGCTAGAGATATAGAGTTCTCTTTCATACAAGGTTCTTATGTTGCAGATACAGATGTATCAACAGCAAGAAAAACAA